TCCTCCAATGGACTTTATTATTGCTGCTTTGGATACTGCTTACACCACAAAACAGGAAAACGACTTTTCAGCCATGACCGTATGGGGTGTTTTTTCCCGTGATATTGTGTCTCAGCCAACCAAACAACTGAGTCGAGATGGTGTTTTGGTCGATGTGCTTGTTCCAGAGAATGATGGATCGTTTTCTACACGACAATTAGAGGTAGATCGCTTTTATGGGGATCACCACGCCAAAGTTATACTTATAGATGCTTGGCAAGAAAAGCTTGAGTTGCACGATTTAGTGAACAAAGTTGCCAAAACCATGAAGACACTGAAGGTTGATAAGCTGTTAATCGAGAATAAAGCAGCTGGATATAGCGTCGCACAGGAATTAAGGCGCTTATACAGCCATGAAAACTGGGCCGTGCAGATGGATGACCCGAAAAGCACGGACAAACTGGCTAGATTATACTCGGTTCAGCACTTATTTGCTGAAGGGCTAATATTTGCGCCAGATAAAGAATGGTCGAGAACCGTTATTGACCAAGTTGCTGCCTTTCCGAAGGCAAAGCATGACGATTTGGTCGATACAGTAAGCATGGCAATTAGACATTTGCGGCAAATTGGGTTATTGCAACGTAAAAATGAGGCAGAATCATATAAGGATACTCCTCAGCCCTACAATAACAATATAGAACCGCTTTACCCAGTCTGATTTTCTGTTATTATTCCCAAGTTTCCGAGGAGAGTGTTGTGGTTAAAGCTAAGGCAGTCGTCGATTTACTGCGTGAATCGGCTACGAAGGGGGAAAACCTGTATCGTGTTGAAGCTTGGGGCGAATCACCCCATGATTTCGTTCGCATCTATACCGTAGATGCAAAAAGTGATACATTAGCAGCTCAGGAAGGTATTCGGCGCTTTGTCGAAGAAATGGAGAACCGCGTTCTCCAAGTGAGGAATTAATTATGCCGCTCGTCCCCGGCTTAACGCCATCCATTCGCCAAGAAGGCCCGGCACAAGACGACGCAGTTAACCCTTCCGACTTTATTGTCGAGGTTACTGACGATAATGCAGACATGCCAGAGTTTGACGATAACGGCAATATCCTCAAGATCGAACACCCCGACGGCTCCATCACCATCTCCTTGGACGGAAAGCCAATTGATTCGGCAGAACGAAAGGTGAACGGTGATTGGTTTGATAATCTTGTCGATCAAATTGACGAGATGGAACTTACCCGTATATCCAGCGAGTTGCTCACTGGCGTAGAGTCAGATGTTAACAGCCGCAAAGACTGGGTAGAGGACCGTGCGCTTGGCCTAAAGCTGCTTGGCTTGAAGATTGAGATTCCTGGCCTTGGTGGCTCCGCAGAAGGTGCGCCTGTCGAAGGCATGAGCCGTGTTCGTCATCCACTTCTGCTCGAAGCCGTATTGCGCTTTCAAGCAAATGCTCGCAGTGAGATGCTGCCTACAGACGGCCCAGTTAAAATCCGCAATGATAATAACAACGCTACATTGCAAGAAGACCAGATGGCCAACGCCCTTGAGCGTGACCTTAATCATTATCTGACAGTGACGGCTTCTGAATACTATCCAGACACCGACCGCATGTTGCTTATGCTTGGCTTTGGCGGCACGGCGTTCAAGAAGGTTTATTTTTGTCCGTTACGAAATCGTCCAGTGTCGGAGACTGTTGATGCTGATGATTTGATCGTTAATAATTCTGCCACGGATTTGAAAAATGCCAAACGTATTACGCATCGCACATTTATGCGGCCTTCGACTGTGCGCCGTTTACAAATTCTCGGAGTTTATAAAGATGTGGATCTTCCCACTCCGATGCCGGCTAAGCTCGACAGTTTACAGCGTGAAAAGAAAACTCAGCAAGGCATTGAAGACAATATTTTAAAGCCAGAAGATCGTGATCGTGAGATTTATGAGATCTATTGCGAGTTAGACATTCGTGGTTTTGAGCATACCTACAAGGGTAAAGAGACTGGCTTAGAGGTTCCGTATCGCGTCACCATTGATGTGTCCTCCAAGCAGATTCTTTCTATTGTGCGAAACTATAACGAAGACACCAAAGACCTTCCAGAGGCCCGCCAGTGCTTCGCTAAATACACCTTCGTTCCTGGTTTGGGCTTCTACGACATTGGCCTTTTGCATATTCTTGGCAATACGACCAATGCAGTGACGGCAGCTTGGCGTGAATTGCTCGATGCGGGTATGTATTCAAACTTCCCCGGCTTCCTGTTCGCTGATGTCGGCGCAAGGCAGAACACAAGCATATTCCGTGTGCCTCCTGGCGGCGGTGCAGCTGTTAAGACGGGCGGTATGCCAATCAACCAAGCGATTATGCCATTGCCGTATAAGGAGCCTTCTGCGGCGCTTATGAACTTGGTCCAGAACATCGTAGAGACAGGCCAACGCTTGGGTGGAACATCTGAGCAGGCTGTTGGTGAGGGCGTTACAGAGACACCAGTCGGTACAACCCTAGCATCCATCGAGCAGGCCACCAAGATTATGAACTCGGTGCATAAACGGATGCATGCAGCACAGGCTGAGGAGTTTAGGCTTCTTGTTGAGTGCTTCAAGGAAAACCCAGACAGCTTCTGGCAGCGCAATCGCAAGCCAGCGTATGATTGGGATGAGCAAACATTCCTGCAAGCACTTGAGGATTGCGAACTAACACCTCAAGCCGACCCCAACACTGCATCTCAAACGCAACGGTTGATGAAGGTGGCTGCGTTAAAGCAGTTGCAAGCTGGTAATCCGTCCATGTATGACCCAATCGCCATCGACATGGCCGCAATGCAAGCTATCGGCTGGGGCAATCCGCAGCAATTTATGGCTCCTCCGACAGCGCAGGCTTCTCCACCTCCTGAATTACAGCAAATCCAAGCTAAAATTGCTAATGATAAGAAAGAAGCTGATGCCAAGGCCATGCTGGATCAAGCAAAGGCTATGGAGATTCATGCAAAGCTTAGCCAAGCACAGCCTGGTCAGCCAAGTGGTGGTATGGATCCTCAGATGATGGCCAATATAGTCAAAATGAAAGAAATAGACGTAGAAAAGCAGCAGATGTTGCTTGAAGCTACAAACCGTAAGCGTGACCGTGAAAGTGAAGAACGGTTAGCTGCTATAAAATTTGCTGAAGACATGGCAAAAGACCCACAAGGATTAAGTATCGCCAATAGAATCTTGCAGCCAGGCATGATTCAGCGCCTTGAGGGTAACGAACCACCAATTGTTCCTGGCTCGACAGGCCCAATCGAGTAGGAGAATTAAATGGCAAATCCATTTGACGCAGAAGACGCAAAGACTCTAGCATATCTTCGATCTGGAGCCGCATGGACAGTTGGCCAATCAGAGAAAGATCGTCTTTTTAGAAATCATCCTGAATTGCCTGAAGCGCCATCTTCAACGATGCAGGGCTTGATTGGTCAAGGTGCAACATTGCGCAACCAAGATATTGCTCTTCGTAATCAGCAAATGTTGGATGATGATGCTGCTCAACAAAATCAAATAATGTATGGCCGAGCTATGGGGCCAGCCCCAACCAATCCAAATGAAGAAACATCACCGCAAGGAAACGAGCCAGTAATTCCCAATTATTCAAAAGATTCAACAAACGCAGTTCAGGCAGCGGTGGCAAAAGCGGTGCAGGCATCTGGTTCAGCACCAAATCAAGATGTTTGGGCTAACCGGCCAAATGTACCGACGCCTCCTACACGGCCCTCATCTGGGCCGGCTGCTGCAAATCAGGGTTTTCTTTCTAAGTTATTTAGCGGTAACAATTACCAGTCCAACAATCAATTAGTAGCCCCCAAAGGATCAAAAGAACCTTCGGATATTAACTGGGGCAACGGCGATTCAAGTGCTGATTTTTTCCGTGCTAGCCAAGCTTTGCAAAAAATGAATCCAAATTATGTAAAGCAAAATGCCGACGATACATCTGATAATGGCGAGAAGCGAGGCGGTGCTGTTAAGGGGAAAAGTGAAAAACATGATCATCTTAAACATGCACTTTTACTTATCAGCCACCTTTTAGGCCATAAACATCCATGACAGATAAATCGGTTCAACATGCTATTTTAACTGCGAAAAGATTCTCTCGCAGGAAATTTGCTGATGGCGGTACACCTCTTGTTATTGATCCTGTAACTGGTTTGCCTATTGTTCCCAACGGTGGCGGGGATGGTACGGGACAATCATCAGGGACATCTGTCCCTTCTTCGTCCCTGTCCCCCTCTACAAGTACCTCACCGACTGGTTTTGGCCCTGTTGATAATGCATTGGCGAATCCAGGCGCTACGGCAACCAATATCGGTGCTGGCTTGGCATTAGGTGCGCTTGGTCCTGTCGGTATGGGCTTAAGTGCAGTTAATAGTGTTTCTGGTTTATTGGGTGGTCCGACAATTGGGTCTTCATTATTCGGTACAAATGCAGCCCCAACTACATCAACACCAGCCCCCTCTGCCCCTGCTCCCACAGCTTCTCCAGCACCTGCAAATACGACTTCCGCACCATCTTCTGGCCGAGGAATATCGGATGCATTGGGATTGCAGATGCAAGATACCGAAGCTAATTTATCTCAAACATTAGATTCTGTTCAGGCTGGCATTAACGATGCTCAAACAGCCATGCAGGCACCTACAACATCGGGTTTAATGAACGGCGTTAATTTCGGTGATCTGCAATCGCAGGTTAACTCTGCGCCACAAGCAGCTGTTATGTCTAATCCATCTGACCAACCAGGATCTACACCGTCATCCTCATCATCTCCGACGTCTTCTCAATCATCTTCTGTTGCTTCTGCCGGGCCGTCATTAGGAATATCAGGGTTAGACCAGTCTGGAGCCAATGCAGCAGCTGCCGCTATTGGTCCTTCGGCAACAGGAACATTCGGATTATCAGGTCCAACTGGGACCAATGCAGCATCTATTAGCTCAGAAGGTTTAAATGCTTCCCTTAACGGTCCTGCAACCCCAGCAGCGCCAGAAGATGTTAGTTCTGGAGTACAGGGACCAGCGGCTCCAGTAGCTAACATGTCTTCACCTGTTAGCAGCTACGGAAATTTTGGTGATCCTACTTTCGGCACAACATCACACGGAGATCCATTAAGCGAGGCTCAAGCAGTTGGACAAAATACTGCCCTTGCAAATATGCAGAACCAATTATCTGACCCCAATATTAACAATCCGGATAATGTTCAGAATTCTATTGCACAATCATTGCCTTCCAATTCACCGCTGGCCGCTAATCCACTTTCTAATCCAACCGATCCTAATGCTCCTCCAGAGGATGCCCCTCCAGAAGACACCCCGCCCGCTGACACGCCGCCTGCTGATAGCCCGCCGGCTAGCGCACCACCTGATTCTCCACCTACTGATGGCCCCCCAGCTGACTCTCCACCCGCCGATTCGCCA